ACGGGTGGTCGGCGGCGCCGCTCACCATCTTGTCGGGGATGGGCGCGTAGGGGAACGTCACGTCGTACGCGTCGTCGGGGGTGGGGTACCACACGATCTCGTGGCGGCAGCCTGTCGTTCCGTCGAACGCCTTGGGGCGGATGGCGAACGCAAAGGGCACCGTCGTTGTGTAGCTGTCGTGCTGCCGGAGGCGCAGCACGTCGGACTCCGAGCGCCACACGATTGGGCGGTAACTCTCGGCGTCGTCGTCTATGGTGATGAAGGGTCCGATGAGCCACCCGAAGTCGTCGGGCAGGTCGTCGGTGTAGTCGTCGGCGGTCATGGCGATGGTGCCGTACGAGATGCGCAGGAAGCGCCAGCGGTGCACCACCATCTTGCCCTGCACGTCGGGGTCTGGCACGGACTCTGGCCACAGGAACATCCGGTAGCCCGACTCCACGGCGCGGTCCACGTCCTGCGCGTCCAGCGTGCTGAGCGATGCGTACGTGCGGTTCACCCCGAGCACGGTGGCGGCCTCGATGCGCAGGGCGTCAATGTCCAGCGCCAGCGTTGATTCGGCCACGGGGCGTTCCTCTTCTGCAAAGGGCGGTGGGCGTGGCGACGGCGATGTGGAGGCCACGGTGCGGTGCATTGCCGAACACCACGCCCACCATTGGCGGGTAGCGTCTACCTCTCGGCGGACGCCTTGATGAAGTCCACGTCCACGTACTTGGCGGCGGTGGTGTGGGCCTTGAGGGACACTGTGGCTGCGAGCTCCTGACCGTCTGGCACGCCGGTTGTGCCGTACGTGACGGGGTGTGCCACGTCCGCGCTGGCGATCTCGACGCCGTTGATGAGCCAGTGGATGGCGGAGCCGTCGCCCCAGATGCCGAGCTTGTAATATGTGTCGGCCACGATGGTCTGCGCGTCCGCCTTCACGACAACGGCGGTGCCGCTGGCGGTGTGGTAGACGGGCTCGATCTGGTCCACGTCCGCCTCCAGCACTTGGAAGCCGATGTAGTCGAGGTCGCCCATGGTGCCGGCGTCGAGCGTCATGTTCGCGGCGCCCGTCGCCTCCTCGCACAGGCCCACGAAGGACGAGTGCGCGGTGATCTGGCCGTAGGCGACGCGGGCCTCGAAGAAGAACTCCTTGCCGACGGTCGGCGTGAAGAAGCCGGCGACGTTGCCGCCACTGATCAGGCAGATTTCCTCGTTGTCCGTGGAGACCGTCGCCAGGCGCACGACGCCCCCGACCTGGTCGATCTGGAGCGCTGCGACGGCGTCTGTGCCGTCCTGCTGGACTTGGAAGTCGCCGCCTGTGGCGCCCTCCGCGATGTCGAAGGACGCGAAGTCCTCTTCGATGGTCGTCCAGTTGTGGGGGTCGTTCGCGCCGCGCCAGCGGTTCCACAGTCCAGCGGAGGGGCCGGTGCCTGCTGTTTCGTTCGGTCGGAAGATAGGCATTGGGTGTCTATCCTTTCTCGCGCTCGCGCTAGGCGATGGCGGTGGTGTAGAGTTGCTGCTTGCGGCGGTCGCGGATCGCGAAGTTGTACATCGAGTCCTGGAAGATGGCGACGGAGAGGTGCTGGTCGCCGACCTCCCGTTTCGTCTCGCGGTCGTCCCATCCGCTGAGGTACTCGAACTGCGCGACAGACCAGTCCACACAGTAAAGAGGATCGTAACTTGCGAGGTCGCTCGCCTCGTCCTTGCTGCTGTCGAGGTAGGGCACGGGCGTCATCGTGCGCCCGTGGAACACGGCGGCGTCGTGGTAGACGCCCACGTCCGGGCCGAGGTCGTCGTTCTGGTCGCGTTGGAGTCCGCGAATCTTCTTGACCACGTTCCAGCAGGTCAGGATCTGCTTGCCGTCGCCGTCCGCGTAGTTCGGGATCAGCGGGTTGGGGATGGGCGACTTGAAGCCGGTCTCGTACTCGCCGTCGCACATCTTGCTGATCAGGTCGGTCTGCTCGACGGAGGTGTACTGGTTGTACCAGTTGGCCCAGCGGGGGTAGGTCGTGCTGTTGTGGATGACGCCGCTGGTGAAGCCGGGCGGGTTGACGCCCACGAAGCCTGCGGCACTGAACGCTGCGGGGTAGGTGATGTAGGAGTCCAGGCCGTGCGGCGTGGTGGTGTCGGTGGAAGCGGACGGCTTCCCAAACAGGTACCCCTCGAACGCCACGGCGCGGGAGATCAGCATCTCCTGCCGCTTGAGCTTGACGAAGTTGATGATGCGCTGCGCGTTACTGGAGTTGAGCGCCTTTTCCCGCAGGTCGAACACCATGTGGCTGGAGACAGTTCGCCAGGGGATGGTGCCGCTCGTCAGGTGGTCGCCTCGTGTGAGCACGTCCACGTTGTGCAGGCCGATGGCCGAGGTGGTGTTGGTGAAGCCGGTGATGGCGAACACCTCCATCTCGTCGCCACCGGAGTGGGTGATCTTGTTCTGCTTCATGATCTCCGACATAGCGACGAGTTTCTGGTACTCGGTCGCCATCTCGGTTGCGCGGTCCAGGTACCGCTGGGGCCGGGTAGCCGCAGCGAGGTCCGCAATGTCGGTCGGCTGAAGAGCCATAGCTGCTGGTCCTTAGTTGTGTGTGTCCCGCTGGCCTCTCAGGTCGTCGCTCCGCTCGCGCGATTCTTTGCTGCTGCCCTCTGTCCCGCCGCGTCCTCTGCTGCCTGCTGCTTCTCCTGCGGGGACAGCTCCGGCCCGTTGCGGTGGGTCGGCTTGGCGGTCATCGTGCGTCTGCGTTGCTTCGTCTTGCTGTGAAGCTCCTGGCGGGCTGTAGTTTTCGGGTCGGTGGCGAAGTCCGACGCACTCAGGGCCATCCTGAACACGGCAGCGGCGTCGGGCGTGACGCCCTTGGCCTGCATGCCGCGCCTGATGGTGTCCGCGAGGTCGAACAGTTCGCTGCGGTTCTTGACGTGCGTTTCCGCACCGGCGACGGGGACGCACTTGCCGTGGGCGTCGAAGGTGAGCAGATCGGTCTGCGTGCCCGTGCCGAACGCCTCCTGGAAGTCGTCGCCCAGTCCACCGAGGAACTGGTCGAAGGATTCGATGCGGGCGGTGTTGGCGTCCGCTTGGGCAGAGCGCTGGGTGGCGGCCTGCTGAGCGGTGCGCTCGGCGCGCAGTTCCTTCAGTTCCTTGGCGCGGGCGTCGTCGCGTGCGACGAGCTTTTTGAGCACGCCCAGCACGTCGGGGTCCACGTCCTCCATGTCCACGTCGTCCAGAGGGTCGCCGCTGTCGGCCGCTGGGGCCGGCTCTGCGGCGGGCTCCTCCTGGGGAGGGGGCGCCGGCTGCTGCGCGGGCGGTTCGGCGGCCGGCGTCTGCCGACTGCCCACGTCCGCGAAGTGTCGCCCGATGATGGCCTGCACGCGGTCCGCCCCGAGGGAATTGATGTCATCCTCGGTGTAGCCGAACTGTGCAGCCTGCTCCAGGAGCGCGGCGTCTGCTGCGTCTACCGCGTCCGCGTCGTCCTGTGCCGCTGGCGGAATGTCGTCCTCGCCTTTGGCGTCCGTATCGTCTGCGTCGGGCGGAACGGTGTCATCGCCCGGCGTGCCGTCGGTTGCTTCCGTGTCCCTGGCGCTGGCGCGCTCCAGGACTTCCTTGGCCTTGTCGAGCGCGGCGTCTCCCGTCTCCGGGGGCGGCGCCTGCTCCTCAGTGGTTTGTTCGGCGGTCTGATCGGGGGTCTGCTGCTCCTGCTCCGCACCTGTGGCCTCAACAGTAGCTTCATCCATCGCCATAGCCTCCGTCGTTGTCATGGAGTTGCCGCCACTTCATCGCCTTGCGGCGCGATGAGCGGGACGGCAGAATGGCGGTGCCTGCACGCGGCCCGCCCTTTGTGTCGTGTGTGACCCAGTCGATGTGGCGCTCCAGGCCGTCGCGTCGGGCGGCGGCGCGGAACTCCTCGATCTGGGAGCGGTTGCAGCCCAGCCCCGTCGAGTAGACGGGCCTGGCCCATGTGGCTTGCAGGCCGGGCGCCCCGAATCGGGGCGACGGCTTGCGCGTGAAGGTTCTTGGCATCAGGAGATCTCCGCACCGGCAAAGAAGAGTTCGTCCACGAAGATGTCCGCCAGCGCGTCGTCCTCGCCGTCGAACGTCACGCCGAACGCGATGTAGTCGATGTTGCTCCAGTCCACGCCGGTGCCCGTCACGCTGGCGTCGCCGAGGCGCACCTTGCAGAGGTTCCACCGCGCCGCGGTCAGCGCCGAGTCGGCCACCGTCCACTCCAGGTAGTTGGAGCACGTGGCGCCCGTGTCGTCCACGGCCTGTGTGCCGATGCGCACGAAGCAGGACGCCACGTCGGTGAGCGCGCTCATGTTGATGAGCCAGCACACGTAGTCGGCGGGCGTCAGGTTCGGGATGGCCGAGCGCTGGAGTTCCAGCGTCTCCCCTGCCGCCAGCACGCGGTAGACGATGGCTGCGAAGAACCCCGTGCCGTTCTTCTTGTCGAACTCCAGGCACGAGCCGCGCCAGCCGCGTGTGTCGGTGGTCACGTTCTCCGTGGCGTCGTTCACCAGCGTGTACGTGCCATCGCAGTGGTCGAGGTAGATCGGTTTCATGGCCATGCCTGCTGCTCCTAGCGGCTCATGAGCGACAGCGCGCTGCTGCCGCCGTTCGGGTCGTTATCGCGGTTGCCCAGTGCGGCGAGCACGCTTTGTTGGGCGTTGCCGCGTGTGGACTGCTCGCCCGCCTCGCTGCGGCGGGTGTACGTGCGGGACGTGTGTGGCGCCTGGCGCTGTTCTTGCCCGCCGCCGACGGGACCGCGGGCGTCCTCCTGGGAGGGGGTGCTGAACGTCACGAGGTCGTCCATGTCGATGTTGCTCAGTTCGCCCACTTTCCGCAGGAACGCCTGCAAGTCGGGCGCGAGCCCCTGTGCCTCCATGAGCGGGACGGCCGGCAGAATGAACCGCTCCCACACGGTCGCCATCGTCTGCATGACCAGTTGGGGCGTTTTTTCTTGCATCGAGAAGGGCTGAAGGTCGTACGAATAATCGAATGCGTCACCCTCCATCAGCGCCGGCGTGAACACGTCGTGGATCGAGATGTCTGTGCCGGGCACGCGCTTTACGATGGGGATTTCGATGGCGGGGTCGTTCACCAGGTACCACGCGAGCGACTTCACGACGCCGCGTGTGGCGATGAGCATTGCCTGCTGGAAGGAGTTGACGGTGGACGATGTGCCCGCCGCAAGTATCTGCTCCTGGCCCAGCGTGTCTGCCTGTTGTGCGAGGCCCAGCAGTTTCTCGGGGTTGTGCATGGCCCAGTTGGCGAGTTCGCGCGTCTGGAGGAACATCGCCAGGTTCACCTGGTCGGGTCCGCCGTAGCGCACCTCGCTGGCCGCCTGCGGGTTGTCCAGACCGACCGCCTTGCCGTCTGGCGTGTCGTTGATCGCCTCGGCGTCCTCGGTGTCGCCCTTCTGGTACGCGAGGATGGTCTTCTGCCGCTGTGCCTGATTCGACAGTTTGCCCCAGATGCAGTTCGCCACCTGGTGCAGCAGCCGCCACTGGCCGACTGGCGCGATGGGCAGGATGTTGGACGGCGCCTCGCTGAACGCCAGGATGTGGTACGGCCCGCACTCGGGGCCTTCCCACTTGAGCATGTCGTCGGGGCGCAACTGCATGCCGTCCGCCACCTCGTCTGGGAGGGTCAGGAACAGCCCGTCCTTGGGCAGCCATATGTCCCACAGCCACACGTGCTCGCTCAACTCCAGCGTGTCGGTGAACGGCCCGGTGCTGAGCGCGGCGGCGTGCTGCCCGCCCGTCTCCGTGGTGGTCGTGTGCGTCTGGGCCTTGAGCTCGGCGACTTTCTTTGGGTCGAACAGCCCGCTCTTCTCCACGTCCTCCATCCGCATCCTGTAGCGGTTGCCCGCCCACTCGATGTCTTCCCAACGCGTGGCGGTGGTGTCGAACGCGAAGTCGTCCAGGTCAACGCACTCGACGTACGGCTGCCCCACGTCGTGCAGGAACCCGCCGACCTCCACAGTGTCCGATGCGTTCAGCCCCACCTTCAGGATGGCCATGCCCATGAAGGCGTCCACCACCCACCGCTGGTACTCCTTTGCGGAGTCCATCTCCTCAAGGAGGTGGTTCAGCGCGAGCGTCAGGTCGAACGCCTCGGGCTTCAGGTTGTTGATCTTGGTGGACACCATCACGCCCGGCCGGCGGGCGGCCAGGTGCATCTTGAACGCCTCGACGGCCATGTGGATCATGTTCACAGGCACGTCGGTGTCGCTGCCGCCCTCGCCGTAGTGGCTGCCGACGAACTGCTTGTTGTTGGCGCTCCGCTCTTCGCGGGCACGGTCCAGCTTCGCGTAGCAGCGGCGCCGGACCTCGGCCAGCCGCGTCAGGTCTTGTGTGTTACTGGGGTCCATCTGACCAGTTGTCCTGTGTGGTGTTTCTCGCGCTTCCAGTCCGCGAAGCGGGCCGCGAAGGAGTCGGGGTGAATCTTGACCTTCTTCGGCTTCTCCTTCTGGGGGCGCTCCTTGAGCCCGATCCAGGCGCAGGCGTCGGCCGTGCAGCGGTCGCCGTGGTTGTCGTTCGCGCCGCTGGAGTCCTGGCTGGCGACGGCCCTGGAATGGACTGGCGTGCCGTCCGTGCCGAAGATGAACCGACCGCACTCCGTCACGGCCTCTGCCGAGCGGTTGATGATCTGGTCTCCTGCCATCGCTTCCCGCAGGTTGTTGTAGAGCGGGCGCTTGGACGACCTGGTGGTGTAAAAGCCGAAGGCTGGGGACACCTTGCGCGTCACCTTGGCTATCTCGTGCTGGCGGTAGATGCTGCGATAGCCGGTCTCCAGGAGTCTGGGCACGTACGTTTCGCCAGGCCCATTCCGCTCGGGCACAACGAAGGCGTTGTGAAACAAGGTTGCTGCGGCACATGTGAGTACCGCCAACGCTTCTGGGCGTGTGTAGGCGTCGGCGAACTCGGCCACTTTCTCGTTGGTCTTGCGGTCGTACACGGCGATAACGCTATTACTGGCGCCCGAGCCCGTGGCGATGTCCACTCCCATTACGTACTTGCGGTCGGCGGGGAGCATGTCCTTGTCGGGGGCGTCCCCGTCCTCGTGGCGCAGTTCCACCCAGAACTTCCACTTGCCCCGGGCGTGTTCAACGACTTGCAGCGGCTTGCCCGTGGTTTCCGTGTAGTCGATCTCGCCCTGGAAGATGGGCGGGAGGCAGTGCTCGATCTTCACCCGCTGAAGCAAGTCCTCTGGGAACGGCCGCGACACGGACCCGCCAGGGTCCATGTCCAGTTCAGTGGCGATGATCCAGGGAATCCCGCCCAGCTTGCGGCACCAGAAGTCGTACCATGGCGAGCGGTACCGCCCGTCAAGTGGCGTGCCGTCCGTCGCGTCCAGGATGAACGGGAAGTCCTCCGGGAACTCGTAGTCGAGGTCGAGGACTTCAAGCGTGCCGTCCTTGGCGGTGTACAGGCCGGGGTTCTTCTTCTCGTTCAGCCACCACGGGAGCCGCACCTTGCGCACGTCTGGCGACTGGTACATCTTGTGGAACGCGGTCTCTTCGCCCTGGTGCGTGGAGTTGAAGATGCGAGACTCTGAGGTGGACGTGATGCTGCGCAGCACCTCGAAGCCTACGCCCTGCTCGAACAGCGCGAACTCGTCAATGCCCACCGCCGTCGCTCGGCCGCCGGCGCCCGCGCTGCGTGTGGTGCTCTCGCCGTCCATGGTGCTCTCGTTGTCGAGGTTCGCCATGTGCCCCATCGTGCGCTCCACGGCGGACGGCTGGAGCCACTTCGGCAGGTTCTTCAGCAGGTAGTCCAGGCGGAAAAACATGCAGGCGGGGACGCCGCGCTTGTCCACGTAGTCCATCTTGCGGGACATCAGGATGAACGTGAGGCCAGGAAAGAATAGCCACCGCCAGAAGAAGGCGACGAGCATGCACCACGACGCGCCCTCATCGCGGGACTTCTCTGCCAGCAGGTCGTGGTGGCCGATGGCGTCCGCCAGCCCGAGCAGGTAGTCATCTTGATATGGGCGGGGGATGAACGGGAGCTTCGGGCACTCAAGAACGCGGGGGTCGTGTGTCCAGCAGAAGAGGGACACGAAGAAGAGAATGTCGGCCTTGCATTTCGCCTTGAGTTCCCGCCGGAGTGCCTTGGACCGCTTCGCCGCCGCGAGAACCTTGCGCCGCTGCGCGATGTTCCCGCGCAGGTCGCGCTTGACCTCGTGTTGGTGTGGGCAGCGCTTGGCGACTTCAGTCGGCGAGTAGAGCCGAGACTCCGTCGCAAGCTCGGTCAGAAACGTCAGCGTCGTCTCCTTCGTCGTCCTTGGGGTTGCGGGCGCCGGTGGGGGTTCGGGGGAAGTGGCGGTCGAAGAAGTCCTTGGGCTCGTCGCGGTACGCCGTGAGCATGGAGTAGGCCATCGCGCACGGATAGTCTTCCGGCAGCAGCGGGGCCAGCCCGATGTGCTCGGCCACCCACTTCCGCACCTGCGCCACCGTCCTGCTCGGCTTGCCCTCCCACGTGCTCGCGGGCGGGCCGTCCACCTGGGAGCGGTGGCGGGCGAGCGCCCGCATGGCCGGCGAGTCGGGCGCCGTCTGGATCGCCAACCAGGCGTCCACGTGCTTGGCGATGGACTCGGTCTTGACCGCGCCGCGTACGGCCTCCAGGACGGCCGACGGGAGGCCGCCCGTCTTGAGCTTGTGCTTGCGCTCGACCTGGCACGCGTTCTTGAGGCCCACAAGACCACGTCGCTCGGCGCGGACCACGCACGTCTCGCCGATCACGTCGCGGGTAGAGCCCACCAAGTCGTGCCTCCATGAGAAACGCCCCCAGCGGTGAGGCTGAGGGCGTCGGTGTGCAGGGGCAGCGCTCCCTGCGTGCTGCTGGGGGTACCGCTGGGATTCGGACCCAGAACCGCGAAGGCTACGCTTCCTGCTCAGGCGCCTGGGCATGACAGCGATTATCGCCCACGTGCTCTGCCAGTTGAGCCACGGTACCGGCGACGCCCGCCCGCTCAGGAGCGCCTCGAATCTCGATGCAACCTTCGCAGAGCGGGCGGGAGTAGACTATGGTGCGGATAGTGTAGTGGTCCCCTTCCCTTGAAGTATACCACATAACAACACCGTTTGTCAAGTTTCGGCGTCTCGAAGCCGGCCGATCCATGCCCGCCATCGGCCAGGATCGCTGCCATTCGCCCGCTTGGCGAAGTTTGGAATTATCTCAGATTCTCTGTTTTCGTCGTAAATGACGCGGGACCCGCCCTCGTGGAGCCACTCCGGCCCGCAGTCCCAGCAGACGCTCGGGAAGTCGGGGTGGCGCTTGCCCGCCTCCAGCATCCGCCCGCACAGGGAGCAGCGCGGCTGGTAGTAGCACGGCTCGCACAGTTCGCGGGTGTCACGGTGTGGCATCGGTGTCATTCTCCTGCTGTTCGCGTAGTAAGCGTGCCCAGATGCGAGCAAGAACGAGGC